ACAATTCTGGCCATACTTAGGCAGTTATTTTTAAAAGTTATTAACAATTGCTCCTCCTCTAGGACTTGAACCTAGGACCCTCTGATTAACAGTCAGATGCTCTAACCAGCTGAGCTAAGGAGGAATGTTCTTTTATATATTGTAATCAATTTTAGGATGGAGATGGAATGACCTAGCTAACTCTTTATAACCCTTAGCAGCCCCAAATCTATTTTCAGCACCTATGTGCCATTCTATAGTTTCTCCAGTATCATACTCACGATACTCTTTCCAATCATATATTGTAAAAGGTGTACCGTCCTCGGCTTGCATTTCCCATTCGTTTTGTACCTTTTCAGTTATATCATTATCGCTATACATAACCTTACCACACACCTTCTCTAAATCGTATTTAGTAGCATTAACCACATGACCGTGGAAAGATGTCCGTGAAGATAAATTAGCATGTTCGAATCTATTCATTATTTTTATTGTTCAGTATATTGTAATAGTAACATATTAATCTTAGTTCTGAAAGATTAGTATGGCATTTCTATATTTTTATTTTGATCTGCTTTGAATTTTGCAATTAGTTTAGTGCAAATAACTTTTAGTTCTTTAGAAAACTCACCCTTATCAATTATCCATGAAATGTAATTTGCATCATGTTCAAATACTTCTTTAAAAGGTTTTCCCTTGTTCTTACCGAAATTAAATACAATAGTTCGTTTACCATTAACTTCAGCAAATTTTAATTTACTACCTAAGTCAACCTGATCAGCTCTGCGTGTATTTACTACTTTATCAATTTCTTCAGCAGTTTGTGGCATTTCATATACTTCTCTTTGTTTTTGAAATATTTCCATAGTAGCTCTAACATCAGCTTCAGCCCTATGTGCACCTTCTAAATCTTTACCTGTGAATTTTTTATAAGTACTGGTTAGATCTCTTTTTTCATAGTTACTGTAAATAAGGAAAGGATCCATCACAGCTCTACTTCTATGATTGAATACAATACCACATCTCATGAATTCCTCACATAAGAAAGGTACATCAAAGAACAAGGCATTATAGCCTCCTAAATCACAATCACCAATAAAATCATTTATTTCAGATGCTATTGTTTCGAAGGTAGGTTTATCCTTTAACATCTCTAGAGAAATTCCATGCTTTTCTTCAGCCTCGGCTCTCATCTCTACATTACCTGGGTTAACTAATTGATTATAAGTCTCAATCTCGTTACCATCAAAATCAGTCTTAATCATACATATTTCAATGATGCGATCTGATGATGTACTTATTCCTGTGGTTTCTAAATCAAACCATACTATATTTTTCTTCATACTATACTTTTTAACTTTAACTGTTATAAATATTATATAGCTAAAATTAAAGATAGTTTTAAGTATTCAAAACATTTTATTACTATCAGGATTATAGTCATCCCATTCGTCGACCGGCGATTTATTAACAGCAGGCTTCCTTAAACATTTATTAAATAATGCTAGGAGCGTCCTTAACATGTTAACGATTAGGATCTGTGACTACTAATTCCATAGATGCAAGAGTAGTAGGAAGTTCAGTAATAGCAAGACTAAGACTTGATAGCGTTTTATTTAATGCTATATACTGAGTACCACGACCTGCCCTGTCTTGCTCTTTTTGTATTTTCTCCTTCTCTGCTGCTGGTGATAAATATTGGACTGCTTGTGCAATAAGGTTAGGCTGTTGTTGCATTAGATCTTTTATATCATCAATTGCTTTAATTAAAGCGAAATATGCTTTTCCATCTTTTGATAATGCAGCAGCTGATTTAAACAAGTCCCCAAAGGCAACAGTTTTCTCAACATCTATTTTATTAATAGATTCTGCAATTTTAGTAATTCCAGCAGCAGCCTTATCCAATTCTCCGCGCCTAGCAACCTCTCCTAGAGTTACAACGAATGAGGAGAAGTCTCTTAGTTGATGGGAAATACGAGCATTAGTTTTATATAGTTTACTAAATGTAGTACCTATAGAAGTTAATAAAATCGATACTGCATCAGCCACACGAACAGGATCAAATTTACCAGCAAATGCTGCAAGACCTGAGGCTATGTCCCTTAGCGCATCACCTGCACCTTCAACTGATTCTATACCTTTTTGTACTAAATTTTCATCCCATGATATAAGCCAGTTACCATCAGCTTCTTCTTGGCCACCGATTGAAGCAAAGGCTTGCCCTACTAAACCTAATGTTGTTTTAATTTTTTCAGCAGTTTTTGCAGGATTTTTTATTCCTACAAACGCATCTACACCAGCCGCAATGTCTATCAACGCAGTTCCTGCGCCTTGGACAGAATCTATACCTTCTTGTACTTTAGATTGCTGAATTCCTAACAATCCACCCCAAAAGCCAGATTTTTGGACCGTCCCTTGATCTGCAACAGCAGCAAAAGCTTCTTGCACAAACCCAACAGTTTTTGCTATATTTTCCCCAACTTCAGCAAAATTAATTTTGGCTTTTACAAAGCCTACAAAACTAGTTAAACCTTCTGCAATACCAGTTAATGCAGACCCTGCACCTTGCACAGCAGCAATTCCTTTTTCTGTAGCATTAGGGCTCATTGCAGTACCAAACACAGCACCGAACAACCCACCGGGGTTTGCAGGTTCGCCCCCTGCTTGTGCAAAGGCTGCGCTGATAGAACCTAAGGCTAATGCCAAGTCTCTAGAATCTTCAACATTAAATTTAAGGTCTTTAAATGCCTTTAAGCCTTTTGCTACCTGTTGTAATGCTACACCAGCAGCAGTATAACCAACCGCCGCCGCCGTCATAACAACAGCCGTAGCTGTAGTTTTAGCAGCAGCCTTAACCCCAGCTATTAAACCAGTATCTTCATTAATACCAGTAAATGCCCACGAAACTGCACCTAATGTATACATTAGATTTTTTGAATCATCCTTGGTAAATTTAACATCCTTCATTGCTTTCAAACCAGGGCCTAATTCCTGGAGAGCAAGTCCAACCGCCCCAAACGCTAATGCGCCTAACCCAATCACAACAGACGCAACACCGGCAACCCCCATGACTAAACCAATACCTGTTAATAAAGCAAGTTGTGTGGTCACGTCTTTCATAGTTACACCTTTCATTGCTTCACCAAACGGGGTATACCCAAAACCAAATGCCTTTAAAGAAAGGCCAACTGCAGCAAAGGCGATGGCGCCTAGTATTATAAATGCTGGGATTGGACCAGCACCAGCAACACCCATAACTAATCCAAAACCTGCTAATAGTGCTAGCTGTATTCCAACATCTTTCCATTTTAAACCTTTAGTAGCCTTTGCATACGGTACGTACCCGAAGGAGAAGACTATTAATGAAAGACCTATTACTGCTACTGCTAACGCGCCTACGAGCATTGTCCCTAGACCAAACTTACCTATTAAACCAACAGCTCCGCCGATGAGGACGATAGTAAGTGCTTGTTTTATTATATCTACAAATGTTACGTTTTTAGGGAATGCTTTAGCAAATATAGCATAAGCAAAACCAAATACCATAACACCTAAGCTTATTAGAACTAGATTTAACACTCCCTTTTTAATAGATTTACCTATTTTCTTACTACCTAAGAACGCTATTGCTCCGCCTATTAATACAATTGATAAAACCATTGCTAGCATTAAAATAGGTGATGTTACGACAAATAATGCAACCAAGGCAAAGAAAGCTAGACCAAGAGCAAATGATTTTAGAGCATCACCCATCTTATCTAATGTTCTTGCTCCCTTTCTTATTGCTTTTGACATTTTTCCTAGCAATGCCATTCCTATCCCAAGCGTAACCATAGCAATCACCATAAACTTAACACCGCCAGTTACACGAACAACTAACGATACTAATGATGCTATAAGTAATCCTTTTGCAAAAGACTTTAAAGACCTTCCTAGTACACCTAAAGATTTTGCACCCTTTTTAATTGTTTTGTCAAACTTACCAAGAAATGCTACCCCTGCACCAAGAGTAACCATAGCTACTAATAAGAATGGAATTCCAATTAGACCTACAATTGCTGCTAAACCTGCTAAAGCTAAACCTTTCGCAAAAGAAAGTAAAGAGGTACCCATTACATACAAAGACTTAGCACCTTTATTAATCTTTTTTGAATTTTTACCTAATTTTATAAACGTTGGTGTTATAGCTTTTATAGCAGCTTGTACCATCTTAATACCTAGCTTACCAATTGGCAAGAGTATTGCTGCAGCGAATAATGCAAATGCAAACTTCTTTATTGCTGAGCCTAATAATATTAGAGAGTTTACACCTTTTTTTACTTTAGGAGTTCCAAATTTTTCTAGAACTTTAAAAAGAGAATCTATAGACTTTTTAAGACTAGCTACAGTTCCCTTTTTAATTTTTTGATATATTCTTAATCCTCTTGCTAAATTTACAACACCACTCCCTAGCATAAACAGCGCCTGTAGAGCAGTTGCATCAGCCCCCTTACCCTTCGTACCTTTTTTTGGGATAGCTGATTCTTTCTTCTTAACTACTCCCATCTTACCCCCTGCTGCGATTTGCTTTAAATATCTGCTTTGGAGAGCATCAATACGCATATCATGCCTAAACCTTTTTCTACGAAAATACCAGGTTTTGGCCCAATTAAACAAACCTTGCTTGCCTTGCTCATATAGCTCTCTTAGTTGATAGAGTGAACCGCTTTTAGCGTTATTTAATAATTCAGTCTTTCTACTTGAAACTGAGATAGTATCTAACTTTTCTAAAATAGACATATACACCCCTAGGATCTGGAGGTCGGCAGCACCAGCTTCCGCTTTAGTGCTTTTTTTAGACGACATCCCACCCCCTCCCTTTTGAATATAAAGGTCTATGGCACCAAGAGTTTTTGCGGTTTCTTCAGTAGCCGCCTGGATCTTTGTTAATGGATCCATTAGGTCTTTTAATGTTAAAGTAGCCATCTAGGTTTTATTTTTTACATTTTTGGCATGTTCATACTAGGCATTGATGGCAATTTATATTGCCCCATACTCTTGCTAGCTTGATTCTTCATCCCATCCATATTGTATTTATCCTCGGTGTCTTTAGTATTTTGTTCCTCTTCTTTATTACGCTCTTTTAATATATCATTATAAATTTCTAAAGTATATTCATATTCATAGAAAGGAAGCAAATCCAACTCAGATGGTTGGAGATGCAACTTTTCTAATAATAAAACTCTAACTTTAAAGAAGTTCAGAAGAGATATCTGGAATAAGGAAGAGAGCTTTGATGCCACCGGGAAACGTTAGGGGGACGGTGACCTCCTCACCGCAGCTTTTACATGGAAATACCATGTCTGGTTTAACACCAACTTTCATATCTTCAGCTAATCTGTAGACAATTGTATATTTTGTAGAATCCCAGCCCTGAAAGGAAGTGATAACTGCAAAGATATCTTTTTCTGCCCATCCTCGCCACTCCCTCTGTAAATAAGGTAATATAGATAATGTAGATTTATCCCAGGTTTGATTATTTGATTCTTTATCTCTAATGTATTCAGTTATAGCTCGCATTACACCGATAGTAGGTGGTGCCATTTTAATAACGCCATAATTTTTGGTAGCCACAGAATAACATCGATCAACCTCGTCGTAATATTTTTCAAATCTTTCTACAACTGAATTAAACTGTAGGTTAGTAGTTCTTAATTCCATTGACTCTTGAGAAACACAGCTTGAGTTTTTACATGACTTTTTACCTACAGGCATCATTAGTGTTTGCTCACCAGTTTTAAATGTTAATTCTCTAACTGAAAGTATTAAATAGATTCTATCTTCTTCAAGAATATCTTTATAAGAACCTCTTTGCGTACCATACATTACTTTACAGCATGATATTATTAAGTTATTTAAACCTTCATCTACTTCCATTAAGTCTTCTTCATCTATAGTAGAAAAACTCCTAACTTCAGCAACCTTTGCTGGTCTTATATGAATTTCTAAATCGTCTCTATAAAATTTACCCTTAGACGGGAATTTGTTAAGATCCAAACGAGTGTAGCCTATCATTGCGTTTAACCTCTTAACTTCAGGATCATCGGCAGTAACTTTATTCATTTGTCTATTAACATCAACCTTACCTAACTCCTTTACTACAGTATTAGGAGTTTCTGTAGCTTCAACCTGAATACCCTCGGTCTCATGAGTACCTTCGGCCTTAGCAAATTCCTTATTAATATTTTCTTCGTGCTCTTTTGACATTTTTATTTGTTTTTTATTAATTGTTTCTCTGGTTTTGTTTCTTCAACAATATGCTCTACTATTAATTGTCTAACATATCTTGAAATGGCAACAGGCTTGGTTCTGTTTTCCATTGATTTTTGTATAATAATTGTATTAAGACTGTCCTCGTCGCTCGGTGTTAATAATACTTGCAGTTTTTTAGTAAGTCTCCTCCTTTGTGGAATGAGTTCTTGTACAGTTTCATTAAAACCATATTTAGGATTATCAGATTTAAATTTACTAATCCAATGCTCTACTCTTTTTAAAACATCACTTAGAGCTGCATCTTCTTTAAACACTTCTATAACATCTCTATTAAATGCAGTAGTACCAAAATCTTTAACTGCACGCTTAATGTACTTCCCTGTTCCAAAGTTATTAGGATTGTCATTTATAGAATATCCTATATAAACTTTGTTAGTTTTTTCTTGCTGTAATTTGTAAATAATCATATTTCTATATTATATAATTTATATTATATATTAGAGTGAAGACAAAAAAACTGGGAATACTTTAATATTCCCAGTTTTAATTTAAAATAATTGATTAAGCCCCTGCGCCACTACCTACATTCTCCTCAACCCAGTGATCACAACGGTAAGTCATTGTTAATACTGCTGCATCTTGAGTAGTGTAATTCAATTCATCGATAAAGCCAATCTGACCAGTTGGGAATACATCTTTAAATGTAATCTTTCTGTAAATATCACCAGCTCTGTTATACTGAACAACAATCATACTACCTACATAATCTTTCTTTAATCCCATTTCACCAGTTAATGGATCATAGATTACATTAGTCCAATTACGGAATGTATTATAAATGTAGTTTTCATTAGCTTCATTCAAGTTAAGACTGAAGTTAAGTGTTAAATCAACAAACGTCTGTGCTGGCATACCTGCAAAAGATCTATCAGCAAATTTATATTTTTGACCAACGGCATCAATAGATGGATTTAAAGCATTTAATCCTCCGATTGAATTTACTTGTTCTAATATCAGACCTGTATCATCCCCTAGTGGTGAAAATATAGTCACCTCAAATAGGTTAGGTTGGATTGGTTCGAACCTTTGGCTACTGGCCCTTGATTGGGTATAATGTGGTAACGGCATAGTTTATTTTATTTTTTTTATATATTCGTCTTCTTTTAACTTCTTATTGGAAGTTTCCTGAGCTAATTGCACCAGTTCTTAAAATAGTTGTTCTTTGTACAAGAATTTCCATTCCTCTTACTGGTTCAATGTATGTATCTAAGATACCTACGTTCTGATCAATGACTTCTGGTGTGTTATTTGTTTCGTCCATTATATTTCTATAATCATAAACACCATCATCATTCTGAACCGTTGATAAGAAGTTATCAGCTAATGTTTTTATTTCTAATCTCGTTTGAGCTGTATTAAATTCGAATAAGTAGTTTTTAAGAATTGCATCAATACCATCTTGGATGTAAATTACAACTTCTCTAACATTGATTGAGCTTAAAGCAGATTTAGGAACCTGTTGCCCGGTTTTATTGGCAAATATAGTTGGTCCTGTTCCACTTTGGAATATGATTGGGTTAATTCCAAACGGCTCTAAGTAATAACGATCGTCTTTATCAAGATTTATTTCTAATCCTACAACGCCATTTCCTCCTAGAACGCCACGTCTTACTCCGGCTACAATTGACCAAGGCAATGCGTTTTCATATTTAAGTATAAAATTATTAGATACGTTTGCAGCAGGTGGTACATTTATATTTTTACCTAAATCTCTAACTGTAATGAAAGGATAATAATAACCACCCCAAGATCCACCAGCTGTTGCTGAAGGTAATGAGTATCTAACGGTTGGATTCTTAGAAAGATCTCCACCATCAGATATCATTCTAGATGATAGCCCTCCAGTTAAATCAGTAAAGCTTGGGTCTGTACTTGCTTTAAAATCTTTAGCAGATGGGGCATTAATAATTGCAAATGCATTTTTTCTACCTTCACATAACTTTGTATAAATAGATTTGCAGTTTGCTTCAATACCATTTCCAAAAGTATCTACTACATAACGGAAATTAATAGTTTCTCTGTCTGTTAAAGCTTTGTATAAATTAGTACCTCCTAAAATTGGACTCAAGATTGTGTTCTGCCTAGCATTAGTTCCATCAGGTTGCTTAGATAAAGGCAATGCATAACCAGGTAATTGGAATATGTTAAGATTATCAATCCACGAATCTATTGGGTAATACAATTCTACCTTTAATATATCACTAGGGGATGCAGCTACTGTATTTATAAGAATTTCAGATTGGCATGTAACTAATACAGCAGTTCCTGCAGCAGGTATATCTGCAGCTGGATATTGCGCAGGTGTTATTCCACCTACAACTGAATTAATTCGTGTTAACCTTGAATATCCGCCAGCAGCTACACCTTCGGAGTTTAGTAAATAATTTCCTACAATTACTTTAGCTATTTGTAAGTCAGCTGTATTAATTAATATTTGGTTAGGTTTTAGTAAAGGTTCTTTAGCTGAACCTGCTATAATATCAAAAGTTGTGTTAAGTGAACCTTTTAAAGTTTGTATACCTAATACACCGGCTCCAGCTGAAACAGATGGGGTTTTTGATGACCAAAAGAATTTTGTAGCATCACCATCGATACTAAAGTTAGTTGCAGTAGCTAAAGTAGCAAATTGAGCATCTTGGTAAGCTAGGACCCTAACAGATGGCAAGAAATAAGCTGAATCTGAGATTGCAATTTTATTTCCTGCTAATGTTGGGGTTGCTGTGTGTACAAAACCATAATCACTTTCAACAGCATTAAATACTAACCATGACGTTACCCCACTTGCTGATGTTTGTCCATATAGAACTTCATCACCATCAGTTAAAGTACCATCTTGGAATGCAGTATATAAACTAGATCCATAAGAACCTATAACTCCAGCAACGCCACCAATAGTATAAGGAATTTCATCAGCAACAAAACCAAAATCAGTTTCATCAATATAATTAAATGGTGCAGCTGTATCAAAGTTTCCTACTACAGGATCACCGGTTGAAGATAATGTTACAACTATATTATTACCACTAACTTGAACAGAAGTTACCGGTACATATTGAGCCGGGCTTAATCCAGCATTAGTTAATATATATGAACCTACTACAGTTGCAGAATTTGCAGTCATTGTACTAAACGCAGTCCAATAAGTATCTTTAGCACCAGCTGGTCCTGCTACCTGAAGTGTAAAATCTCCACTTGATGCAGTAGCTATAGTAACTGTATTTGTACCACCATTAGTTACTGTAGTACCGGGTGTTCCAGCAGCTGCATAATCTAAATCAGAAACAATTGGTCCACTATATGATAAAAAGTTGACATCAGTCTGAGAACCATTTTCTTGTACGTGCTCAATATTATGTCCAACTAAATCAATTCCACCAGGTACACCATCAATAAGGAAATCCCCACTAAATAAATTTTCATTTACTGTAACAAATAATCCAGTAGATGCAGTATCAGCATTAACGAGTTTTTCAACAAAAAGATTATTGCCTAATAGGTCTACAAAATCTGGAAGTAAACATGCAGTATAAGTTGCTTGTAATTGTACCTCAGTTTCATTAAAGAACTGAGCCAGATAAGTATCAGTAGAGTCACTTGGTAATACTCTTCTTTTTAATCCTCTTGTTGGATCAAAGTATTGCTGAAAGGTTGGATCTGATGCAAATCTTGAATAAGGTGTTGTACTACTAAAGTCTCCACCAAAGTTACCACCAATTACAAAGATATCTACAAAGAAGTCGGATATTAAACTATCTTTATTTAAATAACCAGGTACATTCGCAGCACCATACCACTCTTCTACCGTTACTTGGTATTGTAAAACATTTGTTGCCGCAGATTTTTTAGCGATTACAGATATAGGAGTTTGGCCTAAATTAGTTACATCCAATAAATCAGAAATACCTGTTGGTGTTAATTTTGTTTGATCTGCCCCAACATTAGTTAAAAAGTCTGAGGTTGATGGGAACCAAAATTTATCTCGGTTATACATCGATTGTAATGCAAAATCAGCACCTGCATTAGCTTGTGCATTAGGAGTAGCTGCTGTACCAAATCTAATAGCATTTACTTTATCATCTGCAGTCAACGTAAGTAAGTTTAATGCAAGGATAGGGCCTCTTTCCAATGCTGATAAACAGCTTCTGTGGAAAAAAGAATCTTTTCTTTCTAAGTTTCTATCAATATCACCGTACACTTGCTTAAAGAAAGCAGTATCGGGAATGAAGACGGGGGTATTGAACGGACCTCTCTTTGAAAACCCGACTACTAATCGTGTTTGGTTCGCAGGAATACTAACTACTTGACTCTTGTCAAATTCGAAACGATATGTACCTGCAGCTTTAAGAGAAGCGATTTTTGGATCTAGTGCCATCTTGTAATATATTTTTTTTGTTTATTAGTTTTTTTATATATCTACCAAGTAACTACTTTTTATATTAAGTCATAGATATCAAAATTAAGATTTCCACCTTTTGAATCTTTTTCTAATATTTCATCAATCTTTGAATGTATGTCAACACTAGCCTCATCATATATCTCTTCTACAAAATCTGAGAAGTCTAAAGTAGTGAAGAACTCCGAGCTATTTATACAAGTCATAATTAAATCATCATTACCTAATTGTCCTGCATATGACCCATTAGGAAGCTTTCCAAAAGTAGAGGATTCTTTCACGGTGTCTTTATCAAATATTTGAATTTTGTTTTGAGAAACATATTTTTTAAAATTTTGGCAAAAGATCGGTTTATTATCTTTCTTTACCTTAAGGCCAAACTGCTTTGTCTTAGCATCAACGCGGTGTTTAAATTTAACAACCGACTCTTCATCGAATTGATTTCTCTGTGGAAAGACTGTTTCCATTCTTTTTATTAATTCTCCCCCAAACATATTCCATTCAATTATTAGTTTTACATTCTCTGAAAAGAATAAATCAAATGCTAAAATATACAAGGTTTTTGCAAATTCTTCAATCGTATGAGAATTGCTTCGGAACCGTCCTACTTGACTTATACCAAAGAAATCCACAAAACTTCCTGGGGTGGTGACGGTTTTCCAATCTGCTTCAGCTAGCATCTTTATTTTAAAAATATTAATAACAGAATAATCACCACCTACACCTTCTGCAATATCTACTGAAAATACCCAATAGTTAGTATCTTCTTCTATTTCATCTAAATTAAAGTCTGGGTGCCATAACAAACCTGAATAATCAATCTCTGCATCTTCAAACTCTGGAACTTCAATATGCTGAAATTCTATTTGATTCATTGTAAGCTTTTTTAAACTGCCTGCACTTAATAACAATGAAGAACTAGCTATAAATTGGTTTCCATACTGCCTGTTAAAAGCTTCATCACTACCTAAGTTAGCAACTTCTTGTCTCATCCATGCATCATCTCTCCCTGGAACATCCCACCAGTCTACTCTGAATGGTACATATTCGCTCAACCCTTTATCAGCAGCTGTATAAATGTCATAGAATTTATTAAAACCATTAGGGGTACTTGTAATGATTACTTTAGAATTGGCAGATGCTGATACTGTAGGATACACGTTTTCATAAAAAGTGTTTACAAAGTTTGCAGGAATATGCGCAAACTCATCCATAAATAATAAATGAATAGTAAAACCAATAGCTGCTTTCTTTGTAGTAGTCTGACCTATAATCCTACAACCGTTATCAAACTTGGAATTAAACACATCCCATTTAAGAGTACCGGGCTTGATAAAGAAAGGTAAATGTTCTAATATAGTTTTACCTTTATCAATAATTTCTCTTGTTGTAGCACCCTTATTTGAAAGTATTAAAGAATTTTTATCAAAATTAAATACTGAATACCACGCAATAAAGATAGAAGAACATATTGTTTTACCTACTTGTCTACTCGCAAGGCATATATTAAATCGCTCAGCTTGAAATTGCCTTAACATATCTTCTTGATAGGGCCTAAGAAAAATCGTCTGTAATCCTTCATCAGTCATCACGGTACAGTACGTGTTTGCAAAATATACAATGTCAGTTGCACACTTTTTAATTTCCCTTATCTCTTCAGGTGTATAATTAAATACAATATTACCTTTTCTTAAATTAGGATTGCCTTCATAAAATGGTGTAGACTTAGGTTTATATCCTTCGTCTAACGCTAATATTAATTGTTCTACTTTATACGAAGTCCATGCAAAAGACTCAGCACCTTTCGATACTTTAAATTCAAAGCCTGCTGATTCTGCTTGTGGTTTAGCCATTGTGTTCTTCTAAGATAGCAATAAGTTGATTAGTATGTATTATTTCAAATTCAACATTATCCAAGGTCACTATTGTACCTAGACCTATATTTTTTAATATAACATCACCTTCTTTTATATGATCGGAGTCGCCAGCATTAATAACCCTAGCTTTACGATTATATTTGTCAACAGGTATAATAATACCAGCCGAGGTTGTCTGTTCTTGTTGTTCAATTTCTTGAATTAACAAGTAATTATTCTTCATCTTCATTTCCATCGACATCTTGTATATCTTCTTCTTTAATTGTATCTTGTAAAGCTCTCATTAAATCCTTTGTTCCTCGGGACTTAATACCACTTTGTTTATTGGATGAGGTAGAGCTTTCATTATTATGATAAACATCGACATCACGTGATATCTTTTTAGCATTTTCTTCAATAGCTACCATGTACATTGTTTGACTTTTAATAATATCCAAAAGAGTTCTCTGTAAATCACTAAGTACCTCAAACATTCTTGGTGAAACATCGCCTTCATGAATTGTCTCCATTAATAAAGTAATTGCAGTTTCACTATTTTGCATTTGTCTAATTAACATAGATAGAGCAGATTCATCTAATTGTGCCTTGGCTCTAATATATTCATGCTCGGCAATAATCTCTTCGCTCAAATAAAATGTTAATAAGCTATTCATTACCTTTTCGGCTTTGTTTTTAGCTCTAACTAGTTGTGCACCTTGGTTACTCTCGATTCTAACAGGCTGAAGATCAATACCGCTATCCCCCAGCCCCTCTACTTCATCAGGTAAATCATTTAAGAGATCTCCTAAACTATCACGAAATTTATCTTTGGATGTTTCTTTCATATATCTAAATTTATAATATATATTCCAAGTTACCTTGGGTTAGTAACAGTAGGGAGCATTAACTCAGGGGAGGCGTTATCAAGCAATAAAGCTAAATGAGAATCTTTTACTACATATTGACTTAGAACTAATTCTTGTAAGTCTTCTGCTATTGGTTCGCTCCATATTCTAATATTTGTTAAATCAGATTTACACCCTAGTAGTTTCCATACCTTGTCAGTAGGTACTGAAATTGCTGGTACTGTTTTTGTTTTAATATAAACACTAGTTAAATCGGCAGTTCTATCTGGGTTTATTGCTGCAGCCGTTTCAACTGTACTATATAAAAATAATGATAACTGTTTTGCTAAATTGTTTAAATTAATAACAGCAGCATACCATTTGTCTTTTAATAAAGATACTGTGCCTAAATCATACTTATAATATACAGTGT